CGACCAGTGTGCCAAGGCTTCAATGCCTGCCTGCCTTCGTCTGCTGGCTCAGACGACGTACCTGGGTTGGGTCCAGTCCGTGAACATCAGCACGCACTACGCGGGGCACCCACTTGCTCGCCGGACAACGTAACCGGCACCACCACCTTCAAACCTATGCACACCCTCATCAAACCCAAACGCTTCATCCCACCGACCATCATCGTCTCCGACCAAGCACTCAGCAGAAAGGAACAACGCATCCACGACACAGCCGCATCCTCCTGGGGCAATCCCGCCCGCGCGCTCGAACGCAAGATCGAGCACCTCGCTCGTGTGCTGAACTGCACCGAAGAGGAAGCCACTCACCTGTTTCTCCACAACCTCTGAATCGAACCAACATGACCACTCACATCCTCAAGGCCGGCACCATGAACACCCCCGTCATCATCCCCAACCCGTCGCTCATCGACCTCGTCCGCAAGTGCTTGCCCGGCGACCTGGGCATCCCCGTGATGTACTCGATCACCGGCAGCTTGGCCTTCCGTGCCGGTCGCCTCGCCGGCATGATTGCCAACGGCCTCGCTGCCGACGTGCGCAACGACGAACTGCACCGCGACACCATCGACACGTACAACGACGCGATGAGCTACCTCAACGTGCTCGACGCCGCGAAGCAATGGTTCGACGACGCCGGTGGTCAGCGTCAGGACATGATCCGCAACCTGTCCGGCCTGCTGCACTTCCGCCGCACAGCCAACGACTACCTCGCCACGCTCGTCGGCGAAGACAAGCTGCCCGAAGTCAAGTGGAGCGACACGCTGCGCATGGTGGGCGAACCGGCACCGATCGACGCCTGGAAGCTCGACTACGAGTGGAAGGCGTACACCGAGTCCGGTGATGCCGACCCGCAGATGACCCGTGCCGAGTACGACATGCTCACCACCCGTGAGCTGTCCGGCCAACGCGCTGCCTGGGCCAAGCACGTCGGCACGGTCGAGAACATCATCACGTTGGCCGACCACAATGACGCCATCGACTTCCACCAGCTCGACGTGCAGACACAGCTCAGCCTGCTGATGTCCTACGCCACGCCGGAACGCATGGCCAAGTTCCGCGCCAGCGTGATGAAGCGCGCACGCACCCGTTGGGAAGCCGACGCCGGCATCCGCCACCACGCCTCGTTCGTCGAGCATTGCCGGCTGGCCAGCACGCACCACCGCTATGCCAACGTCGGCGACAAGACTGCGCCTGCAGTCACGCCGCCGGTGGAAACGGCCAAGCAGATCGCCATCAAGATCAAGTCCATGCAAGACTTGGGCGTGCACAAGGACTTGATCCTCGAGTCCCGTGAGGCCGAGAAGCAGGCCATGCTCGCAAACAAAGCCAGGCAGATCAAGGCCAAGCGCCAAAAGAAGGCCAAGCCGGCACCGTCCTCGGCCTCGACGTCGACCGACATCAAGTCGCTCGTCGACCAACCGAACGACCTGTAAGACCTCCACGGCGCGATGCTTGGCAAGAGCCCAGGCATCGCGCCTTCAAGGCGCTCGCGCTGGACCTGGATGGGTAGTCGTTCTGGTCTCGCGAAAAGCAAACCTGTATAGGGAATTTCATACTTCTCTCTCTATCTATCTACTTCTATCTCTAATACTTCTTGTCTAGAACTTTAGAACTTTAGAACAAAAGAGAGAAATACATAGGTAAAAGTAGTGTTCTGAAGAAGTTCCAAATCTCACCTCGTTCTAAGATGTAGACTGCCCTCTCAGCCGGTCGATTGCACCACTTACTATCCCGACTGCGCCGTGTGGTCTTTCAGAGGGTCAAAAACCATGAATTTGCACTTCCTGTCGGCGTCCGTTCCGCTGACCAAAACCATCGAGAAACTGCCCGATGGCACGGTGCTCAAGAGCCCGTACCCCAACGTCTACAACGTCACGTCACACGAAGAGCAGATCACCGACATCGCTGACTTCCACGCTGCCATCACCAAGCACGCCGCCCTCGGCCACTGTCTTGTGAAGGGCAACCTCACTCGCACGCTGGTCAACGAATCCCGAGCCGGCTCCACAGTGACTGGCGACAGCACACACTGGATCTGCCTGGACATCGACGGCATCCCCGCCACCTACGGCACACCGCCAGCCTCTGTGACCCCGAGTGCCCTGCTCTCTGTGCTCGGCATCGGTGACGTCAGCCACGTGCTCCAGTGGTCTGCCAGCCAGGGCATCAATGGGCCAGCCCTGCGCCTGCACATCTTCATGCTGCTCACTGGTCCTGTCCCTGCCCCAATCCTCAAGCAGTGGCTCGTGCAGCTCAACCACTCCGTCCCGCTGCTCAGCGACGCGATGGGCCTGACCAAGACGGGCAACAGCCTCACCTGGGGTCTGGACATCACGGCCTGCCAGAACGACAAGCTCCTGTACATCGCACCACCCACCCTCAAAGGTCTGAAAAGCCCACTGGGCCGTGTGCCCCGCATCTCGCTCGTGCAGCGTGTGCTGCCGGCCCTCACCTTCCCCACCTCGACCAACACCACCAAGGCCAACCAAGCCTTGACCGAGGCACGCATCCACGAGCTGCGTGAAGCTGCGGGCCTCCCGCCGCGCAAGTTCGTGATGAAGACCGTCAAGAACATCGAGGTGCTCAACAAGCCTGAGTCCTGCGAGGTCACCGACACGCGCACCGAACGCGGCTTCGTGTACTTCAACCTCAACGGTGGAGACTCGTGGGCCTACTACCACCCCGAGGACAGGCCCGAGATCATCTACAACTTCAAGGGCGAGCCCAACTACCTGACCAAGGATCTGCTCCCCGAGTACTGGGCCACGCTGACGTCGTCTGCCTCTCGCACCAGCAGTGCAGGCATGACGTACCTGATCTTCCTCGACCGCAAGACCAGCACCTACTACCGCGGCACCTACGACGCTGCCACGGACCACCTCGATCTCACCCCAGCCAAGAACGAGACCCAGGTGCGCCACTTCGCCGAACAGTTCGGCGTGCCCCTCGGCAGCTACATCCCTGAGTGGGACATGACCTTCGACCCACACGACAACGTGCGGGTGGACTTCGGCAACAGGACGATCAACACGTTCCAGCTCACCGAGTACATGAAGACGCCGGCCAAGAAGGTGGCCAAGCCACCGCCGACGATCTTCCGCATCATCCACCACGCTCTCGGCTCCGACGTCACCTGCACCGAGCACTTCATCAACTGGCTCGCCTTCATCCTGCAACAACGCAAACGCACGCTGACCGCCTGGGTCTTGCACGGCGTCGAAGGCACCGGCAAGGGCATCATGATGAACCGCATCCTGCGGCCCATCTTCGGCAAAGAGCAGACCGCCATGCGCCGCATGGAAGAGCTGAACGAGCCGTACAACAGCTACATGAAGAAGTGCTTCATCGTTTTCATCGACGAGGTGGAGTCCAAGGCCCTGATGAACGAACGCGGTGTGATGGCCAAGCTGCGCTCCTTCATCACCGAGCCCTTCGTCACCATCCGCGACATGTACTCATCCGCGGTCGAGTGGGAGAACTTCTGCAACTGGATCTTCTCGAGCAACAAGCCCGAGCCCGTGCTCATCCCGCAAGAAGACCGGCGCTTCAACGTGGGCAAGTACCAGACCAAGAAGCTCGGCATGGACGACACCGAGCTGGCCAAGATTCCCGGCGAACTCCAAGCCTTCCACGACTACCTGCTGAGCTATCCCGTCGACACCACGGCCGTCGCCACACCCCTCGACAACGAAGATCGAAGCACGATGATCCAAGTCTCTGAGAGCAGCATCGACACCGTGGCCGGCAAGATCCTCGACGGCGACATGGAGTTCTTGCTGGACCAACTGCCCTCGTCTGCCGCCTATACGGGCGATGCAGCCACGACGCGCAAGGTGCAGGACTACCAACACGCGCTGCGGACCATCATGGTTCGCACCGACCCCTCAGATGGGCGGTGCAATATTTCGAGAGACGAACTTAGAGTCATCTTCGATTACGTGGTGGGCAAGATCCCCGAAAGCCCGAACAAGTTCACTTCCCTGCTGAAGCACCACCGCATCCACACGACAAAGGTGCGGGTCGACGACAAGCCGGTGTACGGCATCAAGACGACGTTCAAGGATGTGGACCGCTTCGACGAGTTCGCAGCTCTGCACTTCCCTCCCCCACCGGCCGTGAAGACGGTCAAGACGCCCAAGAAAGGCAAAGCATGACCGACACCCGCAAGGCTCTGTGGGCCTTCTTCGTGCTGGTGACCATCGGCATCAATGCCGGCGCCTACCTCGCGCTCTGGTGGAGCGCCTGGATCGACCGCCCCATCTCCCCGCCGCTGGGCCTCACCACCCTCTTGCTGCTGGCGAACTTCGCCATTGCAGCCTGGATGCTCTCACCCGGAAAGGAAGGAACATGACCGACCAACCTGCCCAGCTCGTCACCACCACAGTCGCAGGCACTGAACTCGGCTGCACCTCCCAGTCGGTGCTCAACTGGATCAAGCATGGCAAGGTCCCGGTCAAGGCCACGACGATCATCAAGGGTCAGACCGTCAACCTATACGACCTCAACGAGATCAAAGCCGCGCGCATCACGTTCACCGCGGTGAAGCCTGCGCCCGCACCGACCCCAACGCTGAACCTCGACGCCCTGGCCGAGCGCATGTCGGCCGAGTACCAGGGCTTGTTCAAGAGCGTCAGCGCCGATCTCGGCGAGCTGGTGGACAACACCGCCGCACTGCGGGAAGCCATCACCAAGCTCTCGGACCAAAACGTACTCCTATTCAAGACCGTCGAAGCGCTGCGCCTTGCAGCACAGAGCGCGCCCGTCACACTTGCTTCGGCGAACTCGGTACGTCCGTTTATCAAGACGCCGGACCCTGCCCCCACCCCACCAGCACCGCCCAAAGCCAAGGTATGCATCATCGGTTTGCTGGCCAACCAGCAGCAGATGATTGCAGCCGAGTTCAACGAGTGCTTCGACTTGCGGATGTTCCACTCGGACGACGCACGCGGCCCGTCGCTGACCGCAGCCGCACAGAACAGCGACTGCGTACTGCTGATGGCCAACTTCGTGAGCCACAGCATCGAAGCCGCCGTCAAGTCGGCCGGCGGCGTCAAGCACGAGGTCGTACGCGGCGGCATGACCACGCTGCGCGACCGGCTCGTCACTCTCTTCGCCAACGGCGTACCCACCAAGAAGGCAGCAACAGCATGAAACGCACCACCGACCAGATGGACGAAAAGGACTGGATCATCGTTCGCTTGTTGAGCGTGATCGAGCACTCGGTTTGCACGATCCCTGCCACTAGCTTTGCCGACTACTACCGCACGCTGGCATGGTGCGACGACAACGTAATCGCGATGTATAGAGCCATGAGGACTATCCACACCGAACAAGGCATCGCCGACTGGCCCTACACCGTGCTCGACGAGCCGCTGCCCCTCGAATGTCAACTCGTTGGAGATGAGGTCTAACCTCGAACACAGAACATGGCCACCATCGCACTCACTCTCAAACCCTTCACCGTCCCGAACTTCGTCCTGGTCGAGCCGCCTCCCGGACTGAAGCAAGACGGACCCCAGCAACTCCCGTCGATCCCACTGCGCGAGCTGCCCCGCGAAACGCTGGAGCAGCTCTGCGCCCAGTTCCGCGAAAGCGTCATGCAGAAGGCCGGCCACATGCCTGCCGCCAACGCCCCGCTCGCCGCCTGGATCGAACAAGAGATCGCCCGCCACAAGCCCTGACCATGCCGCAACACGTACCCTACACCGGCGGCAAGACGCTGCGCAAGATCAACGCCTTCACCCAAGGCGTGCTGATCGAACTCATGCTCGATGGGCTGTACGACTGTCACGAGCTGGCCGAGCGCACCGGGCTGCACTACGTCACCATCCAGGGCTACTGCCGCGAGCTGCACCGCGCAGGCGCGTGCTTCATCGACCACTGGAACCCAGACAGCCGCGACCGCGACGCGATCAAGGTCTACAAGATCGGCCGAGGCACCGATGCCAAGCGCCGCAAGCTGACGTCCGCGCAACGTCAGGCCCGAACTCGAGTGGGTAGGAAACTACTCGAACACCAGCGCACGCTTTCGTTTCAGAATCGTTCATCTATCTTCGATCTCAAGGACTCCGAATGCCCGCCCGCCCCATCTTCCTGTCCCGAGCCGCCCGTCGCAACTACCACCTCGCCCGAGCCGCAGGACTGCTCGTCGTCGTGACCGGCTTCGCAGCCCTCGTCACGGTCATCGTGCTCGGTCTCATGCACCTCTTCAAGTCCTGACCCTCCACCCACTCAAGGCAAATTCCGAATGAAGCCCTCAGCCGTCAAGACCGCCCTGCGCGAACTGCGCAGCCTCCGCCGCCCCGTGTTCCTCTGGGGTCCGTCCGGCGCCGGCAAATCCAGCGTCGTGCACCAGTACGCTGCCGAGAACAAGCTCAAGCTCGTCGACGCACGCGCCAGCCAGATGGACTCCATCGACGTCCGTGGCTTCCCGATCCCCGACACGAAGCGCAAACTCATGGAGTGGCTCCCGGCCGACTTCCTGCCACGCGAAGGCGACCCCGACGGCATCCTGTTCCTGGACGAGATGAACGGCGCCATGCCCTCCACAGCCAGCGCGCTGTACCAGCTCATCCTCGACTTCCGCATTGGCGCCTACAAGCTGCCGGAGAACTGGACCATCATCGCCGCCGGCAACAACGCCGGCGACCGCGGCGTGACGCACCAGATGCCCGCCCCGCTGAACAACCGCTTCTGCCACATCGACTTCGAGATCGACGCCGACGACTGGCAGATCCAGGCCATGAAGGACAAGCTCCACGCGCACATCCGCGCGTACCTGCGCCTGAAGTCGACCAGCCTCCACGTCTTCGACAGCAAGGTCAACCCGCGCAGCTTCCCGACGCCGCGCTCGTGGTACTTCACCGACTCGATCTACAAGCAGGACATCCCTGCCGCCATCAAGCACGAGCTGATCGTCGGCACGATCGGCGAAGGCGCTGCGGTCGAGTTCTTCGGCTTCGTGCGCGACATCCAGCACATGCCGGACATCGACGGTGTGGTGACCAACCCCGAGCGCGCGCCGCTGCCCGGCTCGCCGGCGGTGATGCACGCCCTGGTCACGACGCTCGTCGATGACCGGCTGACGGTGGGCAACTACGACCGGCTGATGAAGTACATCGCCCGCTTGCCGCAGGAGATCAGCGTCGTGTTCAACCGCTCGGCCTACGCCAAGGACCCGCGGATCGCCAGCTCGACGACGTACATCGACTGGTGCGTGGCGAACCAAGATGTCATCCGCTGAAGTCCAGCCGCTCCAGTACGTGCCCGAAGGATGGACGCCGCCGGAGTGGCTGGGGAAGACGCCGTACTCGCGCTTCTCGGACTATGGTGACGAAGCGGATGACGCGTGGCACGACGACATCCCCTGGCAGGCGCGACGTGGGGCGTCTCTGTACGACACCCACGTCGCTGCGCTGGCCGGCAGCCCTCACGCACTGGAGCTGATGCGCCAGTTCTACGCAAACCTCGTGACACGCAGGCTGGGGCAGAAGTGAAGAACTTCTTGGTGAGCGAAGCAGGCGAAAGATCGCCTCAGTTTTTACCCGACAACGCCGACTCGCTCGGCGATGGCAACGGCTGTGGATCTGGCAGCAACACTGGTCAAACCGGAGGCGGAACAGGCTGCGGGCGCCACTCAGGCCGATCCAAAGACGGCGGAGGGATTGGAGCTGGTTCACCCACGTCAACGAGCAAAGGAGACGGCCGCGGCGAAGGGTTTGAATCGCACCACGCCATCGGCCTCCTTCACTCCGGCGGCCTCGACGACATCCGCGAGTTCACGTCGTTCATCCTCCTTCAACCGCTGACCCGCCGTGCATAACCAATTACTTATCGGCGGCGGCTACGGCTACGGCTACGGCTACGGCGGCGGCAACGGCTACGGCAACGGCAACGGCAACGGCGACGGCTACGGCAACGGCTACGGCAACGGCAACGGCGACGGCGGCTGCGGCTACGGCTACGGCTACGGCTACGGCTACGGCAACGGCAACGGCAACGGCAACGGCGACGGCGACGGCGACGGCAACGGCTACGGCGACGGCTACGGCGACGGCGACGGCAACGGCAACGGCGACGGCAACGGCAACGGCCATACCTGGATAGGTCTTCTTCACTCCGGCGGCCTCGACGACATCCGTGAGTTCACGACACATCTCCTGCTTCAACCTCTCATCAACCGAGGACATGACCATGCTCCACTCCAAAGCCATGCTGGCAAGCTGCAACATCAAGCGCTGGAACCCCCGCGTGCTCGACCGCAAGGTCAGCAAGGAAGTCCAGAAGCAGCACAACGCAGCCGCTGATGCGGGTGACTTCCGCAAGCAGCTCGTCGACAAAGACGTGCTCGCGGCCCTGACCACCAGCGCCAGCACGATCCGCGAACTGCACTACAAGCTCACGCTGCCGTGGGACGACGAC